ACTTCCATGACAAACTATTAAGATCATATCTAAATCTATTCTCATCAGTCACAGCTGCGGCTATCATTGTATCTACAATCCTGCCGTTAATATTTAGTCCCAGTGCCCTGATCCAACATACATCGTACATTGCATTGTGAAATATTTTTGTTGAAGTTGAATTTAAAAGATCTTGAAACCATTCTAATACTTTCTTTCGATCCATGTTACCACCACCGTGGTGAGCTATAGGAAAGTATCCTTTGTAATGTGCAGTTGCTACAGCTATTCCTATAACTTCTCCATTACCAATTATTGCACCGGATCCTTTTTTAATTAAGTCCGGGTCACGTGTTTCTAAGTCAATTGCAATCTCGTCAACCTGTCTTAGGTCTGGAAATTCTGTGGGTATAACCCATTCTGTTTGTGCACTAAATATAGGTATTTTCATAATGTTAGATAGCAAAGAATCAATAGGCAAGTGAAGAGCCCCATGTAAAATGGTATATGATTATTCGGTTCCATAGTCCCTTTCAATTATCATTTCTATAAAATGTATTGCTTTTTCCAAGTCTTGTTTCTTTCCTTTATCGCGATGTCTCACTATGTACTTTATAGCACAACCCTCAGGATATAGCAATTCGTTTTCAACTACAAACTTACTTGGCTGTATTTTATATTTTTGATAGTGGGATCCTGCAATTTGTTTGTCCCAAACTTTAGATGTCATAACCTCTGTCCTCCCTTTTTGCTGTCATTATATATAAGTTTTGTTTTGTACGAGTTACACCCACGTACCAAACTCTATGTTCTTCGTCTTGTTTGTCTAAACTATTTTCTGTAGCTTCTCTTATCTTTTTAGTATTATCTAAAATAATTAAAACGTTTGTAGCTTCACCACCTTTGGCTGCATGTATAGTTGATAGTTTGATTCTTGGAGCTTGCGATAACTTTTCTTCGTTACGCATCATTTCTCTAATGTATAAACATTCTTCTGGGTCAGCTTTAAATACTTCAAACCATCTTTGAGTTTTAGAGTAACCCCATTTAGATAGATCATACATCACTTCTTCTGTAGGCACTTCTTCTTCTAAAAATTCAAATAAATCTTTTATTTCAGACAAAGATAATTGATCTCCATTGGTCCAACGTGTGTAATCCATTATTGACTTGTACAGTCTAGTCCTGTAACTTTTTCTACCTTTTATTTCAAAGTATAACCCCATATCTTTTAAGTCTGGTGTCATTCTTTTAAGTTTGTCATTAGTTCGTGCAAGTATTAACCAGTCACCTGAGTACAGTGGTAAATCTTCTATTGAAGTTACATACTCTACATAACCTTTCTCTGGTCTCGGTGACCATTGTTTTTTAATTCTTCTATGGTCTGGTATCCTATTTAAAATACAATTAGCTATGTCCTGCACAGCTCCAGGAATTCTGTATGATTGTGGCAAAATAATGTCTTTTGCAGGTTCACTTTGAAACCTGGCAACATCTGCACCAGCCCAGCCATAAATTGCTTGATCGTCATCGCCAGCTAATATAACATGTTTAGAGTTCTTTTTAAGTATATCATACATTCTCCACTGTATTGGTGACAAATCCTGTGCTTCATCAATAAATACTACGTCATATTTCGGACACAATTTGGACACATTAAATTTTTCAATCATATCTGTAAAATCTACCAGACCATACGCTGCCTTATAATTGTCTACTTCGTCTTTTAAAATTTTTAATAGATGTTTATCTATATCTTGTGAATACATATCAGTATTATATTCTTCTTCTATTGTGATACCTTTGATCCTTGCTGCATTTATTATATTAAAGTATTCGCTATCCGAATCTACAAATCCTGTCTTCTCTTCTCCATTAGAATAAACCGTAACTTCTATACCTAGTTTTCTACCGATGTCTTCGTAGTGTTCATCTTGCATTACATTACTTTTCTTCATACCTAGTTCTGTAAAAGCTAATGAGTGTAGAGTTCTAAAATACTTTAAATCTTTTCTATTATACTTTGGATACAAATCTAGAGTTCTATCTATAGCTTCTTCAGCAGCTTTCTTTGTAAATGCAAAGTAACCTATCTTGTCTATTGGAGTACCAAATTTAACTAAGGTTTTTACATAGTTAATAAGTCTAGTTGTTTTCCCTGTTCCCGGAGGCCCGTATATTTTTCTAATCATTACATTATCTCCGTGTTGTGTTTTATTTTTGTATGATTAATCTGTATGTCTTCAAACTCTTCTATACTAATTGATACTACATTCTTGGTAGGTGTATTGTATTTACCTTTTTCTTTTGTAGGGAATCTTTTTTGTTCTAGAAATTCTATATTACATTTTTTATAATTTACTTTCATCATGACACCTGTCTTATCTTCTGTGTGTTTCCAATTTTTAGATCTAAGTTTGTCATAGAACTTTTCAAATTTAAAGTAAGCCATACCTTCTTCTATTAATACTGTACCAGATTTAAATGCTGCATCGTTCAGAGCTTTAGGTCCATTAATTTTTGCATGTATTACATCATGTAATTTTTCTTTCGGTGATGTTCCAACTGGTGGGTGTGTAATCGTTTGAGTACCATATAATACTTCTAATACCATTTGATCCTCATCAGCTTTTATAATTGGTGGTGGAAATCCTGCAGCTTTAGCTATTGCATTTCTACGTTTACGTTGATCGTTAACATGTTCTACTGTTTTACAATGTACTGTAGCTGTACCAATACCATCTGGTTTAGTTACATCAAATTCATACTCTGGTTCTGGGTCAAGATCTATCTTTTTTAAGTTAGTTAATACTGGATACGAACCTTTAGATCCTGCAAGGATACCATGTTTCTTTTTTACACAGATACCTTTTTTACAATGGTCGCTGATAGGACTTTGTGTACAGGTATAACCTTTAAATTGTTTAGACCATGATCTAACTTTTGCATTCAATGCTTGTTTGTCCCATGCATTTGCATGTACAGGTTCAAAATACTTGACTGGTGCATTCATGACTTTCTGTTGCCAGCTATCTGGGTACTTCATCTTCACAAACACATGATAATTATACATAAATCTGTCCTTGCCATCGAACCCTGGATTTCGCATTATCTTGCTAAGATGAGCTAGACATGGTGGACCATCGTCAAATTCTTCGTCAACACCTTCTAAATCTTTTTGTTCTATACTTTCTGTAATAATTTTTAAGTCTTCTGCACTCACTGTATTGCTTTCTACTACTGATATAAATTGATCAAAGTTAAAAGCTGTACCATCTAGGTTTATCGCTAACCTCTCAGACTTTTTAAAATATGGTAGGTTAATAAAATTACCTTTGTTTAGTTGTCCTGTTTCACTGTCTTTTGTTAGCTGTGTTTGTTTAGGAAATATCTCACAGTCTGGTTTTAATTTAAATAATGGTAATAGGTTACTTAAGAATGATTTAATTAATGCTGCTGGTATAAAATTATCCATAAATAAATACAGATGAAGTCCGCCGCTTTTAGATAGTATAGGTATTAATGGTAGTTTGTAATTTTGTATTATGTCTATAAAAAATTTCTTATCAAAGTCATCGTAGTTTTTTGGATCTACATCTATAACACCAAACCTTGCTTCTGATTCTTCATTACATGGCTGAACACCAATAGATTGTGTGCCTGCTAAATGATTAAGATACACCTCTTTTGTTAGCGGTTCATCGTTCCATCGGTAAATAGGTTTCTGCTTTCTGCTTTCTGGATCAACCTTTAGTGTAGACATGTCTGCCACACCATAGGCCAAAGCAAACCCCTCAAAAAATTTTATATACTTTTCGCTCATAGTTATCCTGTCGATGCGGACCGGTTAGTCTCCCAAACGGTCCACACTGTGCACATACCCCTAAGGGATTATATAATGCTTTTACTTTCCGCTACTTTGGGTTCACCATGCTTTGCTTTCACAGCACCTTTAGAGATACTTTCAGAAAACGATTTAGCTTGTTGATACGTAGCTGCGTCAGTTATAGGACCTACTTTACTAACTTCCCAACCAAACCAAGTGCCCTTATCATTAGACAATTGAGTAGTCTTTAGTTTGTAAATGTGGCTAAAAGATGCCGGCGTATATAAACCGTTTTTACCTTTTAGTTTGATACCAGACATCATTGTATTCCATTTTCTACTAATTTTTAATTGAGTAGATTTCATAGAAATCAAAGCTGTTTGTGGACTATCACCTAAGATAATTACAAAGTGTGATGCAGTCTTGTCGATATAATTACCATTAGGTAATCTATCTTTATAGTTAGCATCTGGTTTTGTAGTTGACATGATATCAGAAGAAGAATCATGTACCATCACTGGTGCACCTAAACCTTCTCCTCTATCTTTCCACTCCAAGTACTCTAATTTATAGAAAGCAGGAATAACATCTATTCCTTTGTCGCCATCATATAAATCTCCGGTAACTGAATTGTAAATCATTCCAGGTTCTGCTCCTTCCACATATTTACCATCCCTTTTGTTTACTTCAGGTGATAACTGTGCAAGAACTTTAAGAAAAGGTAAGGCTAAGTCTTGCTGACTTATATCGCCTAGACCTTGTGATGCATCATCTTCAAACATACTTTCTGCTGGAAGACCTGCATTTGTTTTTTGTGTTACTTCGTTCATTTTTCCTTGTTCCTTGTTCATTGTTATTTGTTCCTTGTTATTTTTGTTCTGTTGCTCGTGAACAGGTTAAATAGATCAGAAGGCATATCGAGTCCATTTTCGATACGCTCTCTGACCAATG